TGTCGGCGAACTCCTTTTCATTCACCATCTGGCTGATGGCATACTGATAAAAATTCGCCCCGTTGACTTTCATCGTCGTCGGAGGGGCCGACAATGGGGCGCCTGTGAAAATCTGGTCTATCGTCGCACCGCCGTAAGCCCACGAAGAGAAGCACACATCATAGTCCGGGTTTGATTCGTAGAGCTGGCGTAAAAAGCCAAAAATGGAACCCTCTGAAGCCGAACTCAGGTTTGGGATGGCAACCTCCTGCTGACCATAGGAGTTTAGAACATTCCGCATGCCCTCAACCGGAGCCACGGGAGAATTAGTATTGCGGATGCCATACCAACCCACAGGTGCCCAATTTCCAGCAGTTGGGTTGTAGAAAACATTGTTGGTTCCAGCGGTTGTGCCACCACCCCAACCTTCGGGTGTGGTCCAGCCGTCAACCACTGAGGTTGCAGGAGCGCCGTCTGCATTGCTTTGCCCAGCCAACATCACAGGCAGCAACTTCCGTTTGGCTTGGATGCGCGGGAGTCCATAAATGCCCGCCAGGGCATCATGCACTCGACGAAACATCGGGTAGCTGAAATCCTTTACCCCGACCGTGGCTTTGTAAGTTCCGAACCCCAGCTTCCCCATGAGCATGCCGGATAGATCATCGCCAGCCAGCAGGGTGGAATAGCTCGGCACATACGCGGAGGTGATTATCCGCCCGTCGCAGTAAATGCGTATCCAAGAGCCGTCAAAAGTCATGGCGATCAGCCTAAAGCTGTCGGAGGACAAGAGATCGGGCCTGATGTTATTTTGGTAGCTCGTCAGATAGGTTGTTGACCCCTCATATTGAAAGGTGAACAAGCTTCCTTGGTTGCCGTAAATCGTCGGTCCATTTGAGTCGGCGTTTCGGATATTTAAAAATCGCGAAGGACTCACATAAGGCCCGTCGTAATTGGCTAGAAGGTATGGATCGACAGGAAACCAACCATCGGTGCCGATCGGATAAAGTTGATAATAGTATTTATTGTCGTCGAGAGTGCGGGCGATGGTGAACGGCGGATAGGAGGTGTCCGCGTGCATCGCAGTGGCGTCGGCGAAAGTGACGTCAACCGACAGGTGATTATTCACCACCCAAAAGAGAGAAAACTTCTTGGTGGAAGTATCATTCAAAGCGCCTCCGTAGGTGAAGTAAGCTTGTGCATTTGTGCTCACACCATCGGTCACGAGTTGGGGTTGATAGCGTCCCCACGCATGAGAGAAAAATGCCGTTGTATCGGTGCGGGTCAGATCATTTCCAGCTGGGTCTGCAGAATACCATTTGTCCAAAAGATCGGGGGCGGTTTCCAATTTGAAGCAGCCACGATCGAGCGCGAGGACCGAGCAGGCGGGCATGCTGTCGCCGATGGCGTCGATCACGCGGGCGTGGGAATACACATCGAAACGGTCCCAATCCACATCGGAGCCGAGCGCGATCAGACGATCCACGAAGGCGCGCAGGTATTTGTTTCCAGCGATGGACTTGATGGCGCTGTGCGAGAGCTTGGCGAACTCGATGGAGTTGTCGGGGATGGTGGTAGGCGCAGCAGGCTGACGAAGCCAAGTAGTGCCGTTGCTCACGATGTAATCGCCGTAAAGGTAGGTGCCGTCCGCATTGGTTCCGGAGGCGGTTCCGGGGACATTTACAAAATAGGAGTATTTGTCATTTCCACCGGAGGCGGCGGGAATGGTGGGGGTATCAGTCGTGGGGTCCCAAACGCCTTGATAGATCGTCCCGAGTGGATATGCAGCGAGTGCGGCTTGCGCCTCGACGTTGCTGAGATCCGCAGCAGCCGCACCCACATCGGAGGCGGTGAGTGTGATCGAGCTGCTAAGAGCCTTGGAATTGACGGTGGTTGTCTTGGGGACGAGGAGCGCTTCGGCAGCGGTGGCGCGGGAGGTCTCGGTGGAGATCGCGGTGGCGTTGGTCGAGCTGGCGCTGGCGTTGGCGGTGAGCTGGGTCTGGATCGCGCTGGTGACGTTGTGCACATAGCCCAGCTCGGTGGCGGTGGTGGTGCCGATGCTCGTGGTGGAGGGCAGCACGGCAGTGCCGGTGACAGTGGGACTGGTGAGCGTGGGGCTGGTGAGGGTTTTGTTGGTCAGCGTCTGTGAATCGCTGCTGCCGACGACGGTGCCACTGGGGGCGGTTTTTGCGCCCCATGAATCGATGGTGCTTCCGTTGGTGAGACCGAGACCAGCGGCGGTGAGCGTAGATGCCGTGAGAAGGCTGCGTCCGTTGCTGGTGGTGGTGAGCGCGGCGATGCTCGTGAGGTCGCTGTCGAGGGGCTGGTAGGCAGTCGCATCAGTGTAGGCGGCCGTGCCGAGCGTGCCGCCGGCGCCGATGGCGAGCGTGCTGCCATCGGTCGCGGTCAACGTGAGGGTATTGGATGCGGTGAGGGTCTTGCCGCTGGCGATGACGAGCGTGCCGGCGTAGGGCGTCTTGCCGCTCCAGGTGTCGAGATTGGCGGACCAGGCTTCGACATTAGTGCCGATCACGAGGCCGAGGGTCGTGCGGGTGGCGGCGGCATCGGCCTGCGTGAGCAGCGAGCGGCCGAAGGTCGTGGTGGTGAGTGCGGCGATGCTGGTGAGGTCGCTATCGAGGGGTTGCGCATCGGTGATGCCGTAGCCGGTGAGGGTCGTGGGCGTGCCGGTGAGCTTTGACCAATCAATCGAACTGGAGCCAAAGACGACGGTCGCAGCCGAGAGATCGACGGTGGATCCGCTCGCGGCGGTGAAGGTGGTGCCGGCGGCGAGCGTGGTGTTGCCGATCAGCGTGCTGGCTGCTTGGGCTCGACCGGAAAAGAGAACGAGAAAGAGAACGAAGAAAGAGAACGAGTTTTTCATGGCGGAAAAAAAGTGGGCGGAGTGATCAGGTGCCGAAGGCGATCCAGCTGAGGACGTAGCCGTCGACGGGAAGCGGCGCGGCGAAGTCGACGATGAAGCCGGTGTTGGTGGCTTGGCCGCGCAGCGCACGGCCGACGATGGGCTGGCCGGAAACAGGGATGAGCTCGACGTAAACCTGCGGGCTGCCCTCATACGGAGATGCGAAGGTGATGGCCGCGCTGGTGGCACCGGCCAAGAGGGTGAGATAGTTTTTTTTCACGGTGACTCCCAGTTCGGGATAGTAGGTTGATTCCGGGTCTGCGCCCGGAGAGATGGAGATGGTGGTCGGCAGAAAAACGCTCCCGACGAAGTGGTAGCTGACGAGGAGGCTCTGCCCTTTGAGCGAGCCGGCCGCGAAGCTGACGCCCTGGAAGGCGGGACCTGTGAGGCGGAGATTGAGAGACGGGTCGTCATCGTCGGCGCACTGCACGATGAATAGGCCGGTGTCGGGCAGATCGTTTTGATGGGTGAGCTCGAAGTAGGCGGCATCGGCCGCCGTATCGAAGAAGCGCTCGACCGTGAAGGTGAAGTCGACCGAGCGGTTGCCACGCGAGAGGAACAACGTGTAGAGCGCGCGCGGGAGCTGCACGGTCTGCACGAGCTGCTGGCCGTTGAGCCCGAGATCTCGCGGCGGGGCGAGAAACCCATCCGCCGCGAGCGTGGTGCCTGAATATGCGATGCGCACACGTTTGTGTTTTTAAGCGTCGGGATCGGTGGCGCCCACGGCCCAGAGGGGATTGGCCGCTCCGGTCGTGTAGGTGCGCGAGGCCGTCCAGGTGAGCTCTCCGGCGCGGTCTTCCTTGGCATCGAAGTTGACCGGCGGATTCTTGAGGAAGGCACCGTAGAGCGACACGTAGAGGCCGGTGCCGGAGACCTTGAGCACATCGGTGCCGGAGAGGCTGCGACCACGGCCGGCGCCGGAACCCTGGAGGCCGAGCTTGGCGAAGATGTCGTCGGCGCCGATGTTGAGCGGGCGCGCGGTGAGCGTGGCGGCGAGCTGGGTGATGCGCCGCGAGCAGATGCCGCCGGTGTCATCCATCACCGGATCGGTAGTGAGCGGGAAGCTGCACTTGATGCCTGCCTTGGTGCTCATGGCCGCCCAAGGTGCGGTCGATCCCCAGGAGAAGTCGTAGGCCTGGGTGATGATGTCGGCGGGATTGAAGCTCGTGTCGGTCACGGCGCCGGTGGTCTTGGTGTAGAGCGCGGCGGCATCGGTGGGAGCAGTGGAGAACTTGCGGAAGCACTCGAAGGTGACATCGCCGATCACCGTCTGGATCGCGCTGGCCATGAGGTCGGGCATAGCGGGCAGAGTGGAGTTGTGGAAGGTGTAGATATCGCCATCGAAGGACTGCACGACGAGCGGCTCCTGCTCGATGATACGATGGGTGCCGGTGCCGGCATCGGTGATATCGACCGTGTTGGTGCCGGCGGCGGCATCGGCAGCGGTGGGATGCAGGGTGAACGTATCGGCCGAGAGCTTCTTGAGGTAGTAGAGCGTGGCGGCGGAAGTGCCGGCAGGCAGCACGCCGAAGGAGGCGAGACGCACCGGGGCACCATCGCGGAAGCCGTGGGCGGTGAGCGTCACGATATCGGTGGCGGTATCGATGGAGCCGAGGGTCTTGGCGTGGTGGATCAACGAGCCGAGCGCGGCGAGCGCGTAGGGCCAGAGGATCGAGAGCGCGTCGAGACGGCCCACGGGGGTGAACTTCACCTCCATGGAGAGGTTGCTCTCGCGCTCCTGGATCACGCCATCACGGGCGCTCTCGACGTTGAAGGTTTCGATCTTCTGGGTGACAGTGACATTCCCCTTGGAATAAAAGGTCTTGCCGCGCGTCATGATGAGGGCGGGACCGGCGATGGTGAGGGCGGGATTCAGTGGCGTAGGCATGGGAGGAAGAGCTTAGAGCTAAGAGCCAGGAGCTGAGAGCCCCGGCAGGTTGGATTTCAGATTTCGGATCAGGTGATGGAGAGTTGGACTACGTCGCTGGGGAGCAGGCCGTCCTTCTGGGCGGCGGCGCGCACGGTGGCGGCGGCTTCGAGGGTGACGGCACCGGTGTAGAGCGTGGCGGTGGTGTTGCCGGAGCCGGGATAGGTGCCGTCGGTCGTGTAATAGATCGCGGCGCCGGCCGTGGCGCAGGAGAGCGTGAAGGCGAGCGAGCCGCCGGCAGTGATGGCCGGGCGGGCGACTTTGGGGACGGGTTGCAGGCCGCTCTTGACCGAGAAACTCACATCCACCGTCACACGTGGATCGAACGCATCGGTGGGCACCATCGAAGAAAAGAGCAGGATGTTTCCCCCGAAGGGCGTGAACTGGTGGCCGAGCTGGATACAGTGCTCGGCGATCTCCTCGGCGGTCTTGCCAGTGCCGACCGGCCCGAGATTGATCGGCACGATCTCCTGGATGCGCACGGTGAGCAGGACATCCAGCCTCGGGCCGGGCACGTTGGGATCGAGCTGGTCGCTGGCGGGCATGAGCACCTGCACCGAAGCGCCGGCCTTCCCTGCCTTCTTCTTGATGCCGCCCAGCACCTGCTCGATCTGCTCGTAGATCTGCGCGAAGCCGGCCTTGGCGCGCGGGCGGATGAGCGATACCTCGATATCCGCGAAGAACGAGTCGCTCAAATAGCGGGTGTAAAGATCGAGCTGTAGGCGTTCGTGCAGGCTGCTCATGATGCGGCGCCGGCAGGCGGATTGAAGGCTTGGACGACGGCCGTGGAGAGTGCCTGCCCGATGCGCGGCAGGCGGTCTTCGAGGCCACGGCGAAAAGGAGCACGCGCAGGGAAATTGATCGTATAGGACTTGATGGCGCCACGGATGCCGCTCTGCGTCTTCACGAGCCCGCGCCCGCGGCGCTCGTAGCGGTCGAAGGCGATGATGCGGCGCTTGTGCGCCTTCACCTGAAACGCGCCGCCGTATTCATGGATGGCGGCATACTTCACGTTGCTGCCGATGGAGGCAGTGATGACGTTGCCGGCGATCTGGGCTGGAGCCTGCCAGACGGATTGACGCAGACGATTGGTGCGCACGCCCAGGCGGCCATCGGCGGCGGGAAACGGCCCCTTTCCGGTGAGCCGATCCTTTTGAATATGACCCACTGCCAGCCCCAGCTCGTAGTTGAGCGTGGTGCGCACCGCTTTGAGCAGGTTCATGGGGAACTGCTGCGCATTGGCGAGGAGCGCCTGCGCTTTCGGGCTGAGAGTGATCTGGAGGTCAACGGCCATGGCTCAGATGATCGCGAAGCGGATGTGGTCCTTGAGCATCTGCTGCACGAGGGGGATGAGATCGACGGTGCCGAGATCGTTGGTGAGGCGTTTTTCCTCGGGCTTGGCGCCCAAAGAGAGGCCGAGCTTGTCGCGCCGCGACCACACGTATTCGCATTGGATGATCCACGCGGAGCGGATCGCCTCGGGCAGCGCGGCGGAGCCATCGGGCTGCGTGGTGGGATAGCCGTCATCGGTCGGCTCCAAGGTTTCCCAGAAGTAGCCGCCCGTGTAGGTGACACGCGCCTGACCGTGTTTATCGGTGAGATAGTTGGAGAGATCGAGCAGGCCGGCATCGGCGCTCCAGTTGTAGAGGGCGCCGAGGCCATCGACCCAATCGGTAGCGAGGCGCACCTTGTAATCGAGGGCGGTGACCGCTTCGACGGGATAGCGCGGGAGACTGATGAGGCGGCTATTGCCCGGCACGGTGAGCGTATCGGCCTCAACGCGGGCAAACTTGCGGTTGCAGAAACCCTCGACCAACCCGGCCACGCCCAAGCCCACGGCGGCGACGAGGGCGTCGTAGGTGATATCGCTGCGCAGCGATTCGTTGAGCAGCTGGATCTTGAGGGCGGTGAGGTTGGAGAAGCCGGCGTTCATGGGATCAGCGGGTCTTGATGGGAAACGGGCGCGGGGCGGGCTTGGGCATCGGGCGGGTGACGGTGGGCGGAGGCATGGCGTTCAGATCACGGCCACGGTGAAGAAGCAGTCTTCGCTGCCGGCGGTCTTGGTCGCGTAGGTGGAGGAGTTGCACACGGTGACGCCGTTTTCACAGGCGAGGCCGGTGGCGGGGAGCGGGATCTGGAAGTTGCTCGATCCCGGCACGGTGATGACCGCGAGGGGAATGGCGGCGGCGATCTCGGTGACGCCCTGAGTATCCACGGCGACGGCGAGGCCGGAATCGCCAGCGGCGATATCGGTGCGGGCGCCGGTGGCGGCATCGGTGATCGTGACGACGTTGACGAGCGCGGTGGCGCCGAAGTCGGCGATGGCATCGATGGCGGCGGCGATGGCGGTCGCGATGGTGGAGACGCTGTCGCCGGTGGTGAGGGCGACCTCGATGCCGGTCTTGCCGTCGAGGGCGGGATCGGTGCCGCCGGCGTCGAGATTAAACCACACGTAGAAATCGCCGGAGGCGCCGGAGAGCAGGAAGTATTTGTCGCCCAGGCCGGCGGCGGTGAGGCCGGTGGTGTCCACGGTGGAAATCTCAGCGACGCCGGCGACGGCATCGGGCGGGACGTCGGCGGCATCGTGGAGCTGGATGAATTGGGCAGTGGCCTTGGCGTTGTAGCCGGCAATGTGGGTGACGACGCCACGACGCAGAGAGGCGACGAGGGCGGCGGCGGCGGCGAGGGAGGATTTTTGCGAGGCGATCATGGTGGTCTTAGTTGAGAACTGAGAGTTGAGAGCTGAGAGACGGGCTTAAGGAGTTTCTAAAAAGTCCCCGCGCCCATGCGGGGGACTCGAAGAAACGCCTGGGCGTTTGGTTAGCTGGCGGAGCAGCGCAGACCGGCGACGGCCTTGGAGGCCATGAGGCCGACGGTGAAGCGCTCCAGGCCACGGATCAGAATCTCGTCGGTCGCGAAGCCGGCTTCGCGAGAGGTGTCCATGCGGACGGTGCCGCGCGGCGTGAGATACTGATACGAGGCATCGCCGAAGAGCGCGTGAACCACGCTGACCGTGGCGCTGGTGGTGTAGGCCGGCATGATGTCGGTCCACACGATTTCGAAACCATCGAGCGTGGCGGGCGAAGTGCCGTTGGCGCGCTGATACGGGACGACCGTGGCCGACGTGTTGAACGTGACCAGGAGCGCCTCGTAGGTGGAGTGCATGTAATACTTCGAGCTGTTCAGCACGACACCGCTGAGGGTGGACTCGTTGCGCATGGCGCGGAAGTCGGCGAGGGTCGCCTGGCTGGGCTTGGTCTTGCCGGAGTTGGACGCGCCGCCTTGGTAAACATAGCAGGAGTCCGTGACCACAGCCTTGGCCAGACCCTCGCCCGTTCCGTTGACGCCTGAACCGGCGCCGGTGGAGAGGAAGAACTGGTAGTCTTCGCACTTGGCGATCTTGCGGGCGGCGTAGCGGGCGATGAACTGGCCCATGGCGACGATGCTGTCTTCGTCGATTTCGGAGGGCAGGCGGATGAGGCCGCCGAATTTCTCGGCGGCGAACGTGACCCACGCGAAGCCAGGGCTGACTTCGGTGACGGTGCCGCTCATGCCGATGAGGCCCCAGTCGGTATCGGTGCCGAGTTTGGGCAGCTTGATGGTGCCGGCTCCCATCGGAAACACGGTGCCAACCTTGCGAGCCTGGCCATATTGGAAGACGAGTTCGACGACCTCGGCACCGTAATTGACGGGCAGCGGGATGTCGCTGGTCGTGAGCGCCGACTTCAGCTCCATGCCAAGGATGCCCTTGACCTGGCGCTCGATCATATCGAGCTGGTGCTGCTTGAGGTCGGCACCGGGCGTCTTGGCAGCAGCGATGAGGCCGATGGCGCCGAGGAACTTGGCGCAGTCGTCGGAGACCTCGCCACCACGACGGGCGCGCTGGTTACGGACCTCCAGCATCTGCTTGCGGAAGGTGTCGTTGGCCTGCTTCACCTCGTTGAGGATCTTGGTGAAGTCGTCCATGGCCTTCTGCTGGGCCTCCTGGGTTTTCTTCAGGTCGCCGACTTCGGCCATGCGCTGGTTGAGCAGCGTGAGGGATTTGGCGAGCTGTTGGTCGAGGGTGTCCTTGGGAGCATCATCGGTGAGGGATAGCGAGAGCGGAGCCAGCGCGAGGCCGCCCGCGTTGGCGATGTTATGAGCGACGAGCAGCGTTGCGGCCGCGAGCCACTGGAAGAACAGAAGGAACTTTTTCATGGTGGGAACTTGATGAACTGACGTTTTGGTTTCAGAGATGGGCTGACACTCCGGCGATGAACGCTGCCTTCGCCCGCAGGGAAGCGGCGGCACCGTCTGCGGGACTGGTGGGTGCGGTCGCGGTTTTCGTGGCGGCATACAGGACGGAAAGTTTTTCGAGTTCGCCCTCGGCCAGGCAGCCGGCCTTGTAGGCCTTGGCGAGCGCGCTGGGGTTGGCCCCGATGATGCACTGGCTGAGCTCGATCTGCTCTTGAGCGAGATACACGGCGCGGAGCTGGGCGGCTTGCTGCGGGTCGAGTTTCAACTCGGCGATCTGCGCGAGGAAGGGGGCGCTGTTGCCATCCCACTTGCTGCACATCGACACGGGCACGAAGCCCACCGAGACCGCCTTGAGGAAGCCGTCGCGCACGAGCTTGAAGGCCATCGCACCCAGGCTCCCCTCGTCGCGGATGTATTTCACCGTTTCGACGAGTTCCGGCTTGTTGTCTGCGCTCATGCCGGTGCGCCAGTCGGTGACCTTTCCAAGCAGCTGCGTGATGCAGCTGTAGTCGTGGCTGTTTACGAAGGGGCTGTTCTTGGTAAAGTTGGTGAATCGCCAGCCGTTGACGCGCACGATCTCGCCATAGCAGTCGAGCGTCTCGTCGGAGGCGGTGAACTCGATGGTGCCATCGGCTTCGCTGAGGACGCGGGGGACGACGGCGAACTCGCGGCGGACGGTGCCGGCGGGACGGCCGAGCTGCTTGAGAATGTCAGGGATGTTCATGGTGGGAAAAGGAATCAGCCTTCGGCGGTTTCGACGGGGATGGAGACGCAGTGGCAGTTGATGACGTTCTCGGGCGCGCCGGCGGGATCGCCGGGGAACTGGAGCTGCTCGCCGCCGACTTCGAAGAACTCGTCGATGCGCACGATCTGCTCGTTGGCGGCGGCGTGGGCGGCGCGCACATTGGCGTTGCCGCTCGTGAGCCATTGCTTGTAGCCGATGCCGGCCTGCTGCATGGCCTCGTCGCGGCCCGCACCGTAGGCGGCGGCGGTCTCGGTGGTGGCGATGACACGGGCCTTGCCCTGGTCGATGCCGTTGAACTCGGCGCGCACACGGGTGGCGAGTTCCTCGGTGGTGTCGCCCTTGGTGATGCCCTCCTCCAGCGCCTCCTTGATGCGGTCAAAGGTTTCCTGCGGCACACCCTTGAGCTTGTTCTCGCGGGCGCGGGCGTATTCCAGGACGGCCTCGGGCGGGAACTTGAAGGGGTCGTCGCGGCCGATCTCCTTGAAGAGCTGCGAGCCGGCGGTATCGAGAGCGGTTTCTCCGGCCTTGCGCATGGCGGCGAGCAGGCCGTCCGAAAACTTGGTGAGGTCGAAGAGGAAGTTGGCGGCGGCGGCGCGCTGCGCGAGCTGAGAGTTGAGAGCTGAGAGCTGAGAGCCGGACTTTTCGGCAGGGCGATAGTTCTTCTGAATCTTCGCGAGAACCTCGCCGCGCGCCTTCATCAGCTCGCGGCCGATCTTCGACTGGTAGAGCTTCACGGTGCCGCGCCGCTTGGTCATGTGGTCGCGCCACTGGGCGAGCTGCTTGGGGTCGCGGGCTTTCTGCGCGACGACGGAGGCGTCGCCATGGCAGCCGCAGGTGAACATGGAGAAAGAGTCGGGAGCTGAGAGCTGAGAGCTGAGAGACCGGCACTCCGGCTTCGAATTGGCGGCGCGTTGGCGGGCGAGGAGCACGAGGCGCAGTTGCTCGACCTCGGGATCGGCGGGGGCGGCATCGGCGGGCTCGGCAAGCGCGGGATCGGCGGCGGGATCGGAGGAGCCGCCTTGGCTGGCGTTCGGATCAACGGGGCTCACCGAGAACGGGAGATAGCCGATCTGCCAGCCGGGGAACGCATCCATGCCGAGGCCGAGGTAGTCGTTGACGTTCTTCATCGGCATGCCGACACCGGTCAACTTGATCGCAGTATCCACGCGCGCCTGGCGGGCTTCGACCATGACGGGATGATCATCCCAATCGGCAACAGCGGTGAGCGGGCGGCCGGCGAGCAGTGAAGCAGGGCGATCGAGCGCGCTATCGATGGCGCCAGCCTCGGCGATGCACGTGCCGGTGATGAGCTGGTAGCGATCGCTGCTCGCGCCGGTGGAGTAACTGGCCTTGATATCGGCCATGCTCGCAGGCACGCCCAGGCCGATGTAGATCTCGTGACGTGAGGCGAGACGGGCGGCGGTGAGATCGGCACCGGGAGCCTGCGCCTTGGCATCCTGAATCTCGAATTTCGCCGGACCCCCGAGGAAGCCGATGGAGAACTCGCCGCGGCGCGCCTTGCGCTGTTTCTCGCGGAGGCTGGCGATGATCTGCTGCTTCTGCGCCTCATCGAGATTGCCATCGGCGAGGACAAAGACGCCCTGGTCGCCGTTGTTGCGCATGAGATTCTTGACGTAGACGCCGGCGAGGTAGTCACCGGCGGCAGCGTTGAAGATGGCATCGACCGGCGCGGAACCACGGAACTCATCGCAGCCGGTGTTCATGATCGGCACATGGATCACATCCTCGGGGAGAAACGTCTCCTGCCGGCCGCCGGCATCGGTATGCGCCCAGCCGATGATCTGACCGCCCGATACGATGTGGCGCATGCAATCCGGCCGGGCGAGGAGCAGCGGCGGGAGACTGGCAGGATTGCGCGGGCGCAACGAAATATCCGTCCAACCCTCACGCAGGAGGATGAAGAACTCGCCCTTGAGGTCGAACCAGTTGGCCGCCCACACGCGATACTGGTCGAGCGTGAGACGACGGCCGGTGGAGAGGGCGAAGGGCTGGCCGGACCAGAAAGCCTTGAAGCGAGCCTCGTCGTATTCCTTGTCGCCATCGTAGAACTCGACCTCGGTGGCGGCGATCTCGCCGGCCTTCTTGTCGATCGCGGAGCGCACCCAGCCGGATTGCTCGCGGGGCAGGATAAACTCGGCGGTGCGGCCATAGCCGAGCCCGTCATCGGCATCGCGGCCGGCGATAAAATCGGCGGCGAAGGAGCGGGCGACCCATGAACGGACGGCGCGGGGGAGCAGTTTCATGCTGCGACCTCCGATTTGGCGGCGTTTAAGCCTGTCTTAAGGTCAACAGGAAGGCCGGTGCGCGGCATTGCGCGAGGGGTTGGACCCGTGAACTCGTTTAAAGCGAAAGAAAGGGGGGTGTGCATGGTCGTTTAAATAACCTCGGAGAAGAAGTTGCCGGTGAGCTGCTGGCTGGCGCGGATGGCGAGAGCGACGGACCAGAACTCGTCGGCATGGCCGGCCTCATCACGGGTGGCGGCGATGCTTACCCGGCCGCCAGGCGAGACGATGCGCTCGGGCTTGCGCAGGCTGTCACGCAGCTGGGCATCCATCGGGATCTCGATGCGGTGATCTTCGAAGACTTGGAGGAGCTCCGTCGCCATGAGCTCGGTGACGCGGGCGGTCTCGCCCTGGCGACCATCGGCGCGCAGGCGTTTGCTGAGTGGCTCGGTCGAGCCGAAGTTGACGCCCTTGATGTTGCGGCCCCACGGCTCGTCCTGCGAATACTCGACCAAGCCGAGGCCGATGCCTGTCATGTCGATGCAGCCGGCGCGGAACTTGGGCAGCGTGGCGATGAGTTTCAACTGGCTCTGCTGGTAGGGCAGGCGCTTGTTTTCCATGCGAAGCATGGCGACCACGCGGTAGGCCTGGCCGATCTTCTCGATGACGGTGATGACCGAGAGGTCGCGGTTGCGGCCCACGTCCTGCCCGAGATAAAGCTCGCCGTGCGTGAACTGCGCGAGGCGGGCGATGGTGGCGGGCGACCACTCGCCCTCCTCCACTTCCACGCCTTCGCGCTGGGCGGCGTTGATGAGCTCCTGGGTGAGGAGCGCGCTGGCCTCGTCGTTGAAGACGCACTCGTAGTTCTGATCGTAGGCGCGTTTGTCGCTCGCCTCGGCGCGGGCCTCATCGGGCGTGATCTCTTTGCCGGTGACGGCGGAGTAGATCTTGATCTCGCCGGCCTTCCACGCATCAGAACGGCGCACGCGGTAATACGGGATGCGCCCTTCGCTGATGAGCTGGTAAAACATGTTCCGCCGGCCGTTGCCGGTCGACGCGATGCGGCAGAGATAGTCGGGATTGCTGGAAATGATCGGCTCGGCGGCTTCCCAGATGGCGGCGCTGTCCTGGTGGAAGGCGAATTCATCGAGGATGAGATCGCCCGAGAAGCCGCGGGCGGTGCGGGGATTGGCGGCGAGGACCAGGATGCGGCCCACCTGCCCGTCGACGGTGACGCGCACCTCGCCGCGCATCATGTCATACTTCATGTCCTCCGAAATATCGGAGCGGCCGTCGAGCGCGGCGAAGTTGCTCTCCATCTCGATGGCCTTGCCGAGCTGGCGGCAAACTTCCTGGCATTTTAAAACGAACTCCAAGCCGTTGGCGCGGCTATTGGAGAGCACGGTGACGAGCCGGCCCGGATGATCGAGGAGGCGCTTCACCGCCCAGTTGGCGAGGGTGTAGCTCTTGCCCACCTGGCGCGACCAGTGGAGTATCTGTGTCTTGGTCTCGTGATCCCAGAAGACGCGCTCCTGGTATTTGCGGAAGGTGATGAGCCCATGGGCGCTCTCGACCACATTGGCCACGGTGCCGGCGGTGATCGCGGCGACGGCTGCACCCACGGCGATGGCCTTGCGGACTTTGCGGGCGGCGGCGCTCATGTGGATGCGCCCCCCTTGTCGCCCACGGCTTTGAAATCGGCGGGCTTCTGGCCCCAGAGGACTTTGGCGACGCGCTCGGTCTTGGCGGCGGCATCGAGCTTGTTGTCGGCGATGATGAGCCGGATCTCCTTGGCGTGCTCCAGCACGGCCTTGGCGGCGTCGAACTGCTGCATCACGAGTTTCTGCTCCAGCGCGCGCAGATCGGCCTTGAGTTTCTTCCCGTCGCGGAAACTGGCGGTGAGGCGGGTGACGTTGAGCACCGTCTTCTCCAGCACATCGGCCTCGATGTCGCGGCCTTCCATGCGGGCGCGGAGGATCTGGTCGGTGATCTGCTCGCTGAGCATCACGGCGGCGGCCTCGGTGCGCGTCTCGGGGTCGGCGCCGGCCTCGGCCACGAGCTGGCCGATCTCGCGGGCGCGTTTCACCTCGGCCAAGTATTCAGCGAAGTTCTTTTTCTTCACCGAGCGCGCGCTCTCGTGCGACGCGGTGATGCCGCGCTTGGCCATGGCCGCCTGGATCTGCGCGAGCGTGGGATTGCCGCTGAGCTGGTAAAGCTCATCGAGCATGGCCCTAAGCTCGGGACCGGAGAGATTGTTTTCGGCAAGATTACCCACGAGAAAAAAGGGAGGAGACGTTCTCCTGCCGGGCGCCATCGCCCGGCAGGGTTGACACGATTTTGACCAAGCACCCCCGGCTACACGGGCCGGAGGAAGTGAAGAGGGAGCGGCTCATTGTTGGACGGCTCCCAGGCCCACGCGGGTGATGACCCAGCGGGCAGCATCGGGATCGAGGGCTTCGCCGACCTTGGCGACCATCTCTTGTTCAAGCAGCCAGTTGAGGTGCTCGCGCAGCTCGGGCATCTCGACCTTGCGGGGCATCTCGATGTTTACCCCGTCGCTGATGGAAGCGATAGGGGCGGAGTTGGGCGAAAATGCTTCGAGCGTGCGCAAAATGCGCAGGCGGATGGAGAGTGGATAGTTCATCGGCTGGATTCGGCGCGCACGATTTCGATGATGCGCTCGGTCTGCTTATCGAGCTTGTCGTAGATGCGGATGACGCGCTGCTCGCCGGCCTCCTCGATCTTGTCGAGGCGTTTGGAAATATCCTCGGTGTGCTTCTCAAACTCCGCACGAGTGACGAACTGGTGATGCAGTGCGGGCGTGGCGCGAGGCTCAAACTGGCCCGAGGCCTCACGCTGGTCGCGGCGGTAATTAAAAAGCCACGACGAGAGGAATACGATCACGAGCACAGCGCCGCCTAAAACGGGAGCATCGGACATGGAGAGGTCGGCGAGGAGCGGCGTCATTTCTGGATGGCGTTGCGTTCTTGGGAGAGGGCGGCGGCGGTGTTGATGAGCTGGTTTTCGAGTTCCCCGTAGGCGGCGGCGCTGTGCCACACTTCATCCACCTGCGGGATGTAGATCCCCGCCTTGCTTTGGATCGGGACTCCCGCCGGCAGCTGGAGCACTCGGGGCTGGTAGATCTGCAAGGACGCCTTGGGCGCGGACGATCCGGTCACGCAACCGGTCAGCAGCGAGCTGAGAAGCATCGTCGCCACGAGTGCGCAGGCTTTGGATTTGGTCTTCATCGGTTTCGATATCGGCTTCGATGCGGCGGCGGAGATCGTAGGCCGCGCTCACCTGTTTCAGGCGCAGCCACTCGGCGAGCGCGGTGAAGATGGCGGTGATCGCGGCCCACATGGCTTCAGGTGATGTCCTGGACGATGCGATCGAGGAGCGGTTGCACGCCGTAGTCGGAAGCTACGGATTGGATCTTGGCCTTGATCTCGGCTTCGGCGGCGGCGACTTTCGGAAGCTTGGTCGCCTGCTCGATGCCCACGACAAGGGACTCGGTGATTTTCTGCGCGGTGGTTTTTTCCGTATGCGACCACACGCCGAAGATCGCCATGACTGCAGCGATGATCGAAGAGATCACCGTGCCATCGGCATACCACGGCGTAGATACAACCACGGCGGCACCGGCGGGCGCGGCGGCTTGGGCGTAGGCGGTGACGGGGTGGAGAACGAGAACGAGTAAGAGAACGAGAACGATGGCGGAGAGCCACGGAAGGAGGGTGCGGGCTGATTTGGTTTTGTTCATGACGGGTTGGGAAATTTTAAAGGAGCTGGCCGCCGGGCTTGAGCACGGCGTGGCGGGCTTGATCGGCGGAGACGCAGTCGGGGCAGCCGTTATTATCGCAGCCGGTGCAGCGCAGGCGCGGCGCACGCTCGGAGGCGAGGGCTTCGCGCAGGGCATCGCCGAGCGCGGGATCTTCGGCCGATAGCATCGAGAAGAGTTGCACCCAACGGGCGCGCGGGGCGCGCAGGCCGTGGCTTTTCGGTGTGTTGTCGGCATCGCCCACGATCACCGTGGCGACGACTTCGCGGCCGGCACGCTCGGCCGAGAGCACGGAAAAAATCTCCGCCACGGGCAACACACGGGCGCGGGGCTCGCGGGTGCGGCTTGATCGCGAGCCGGTTTGTGGTAGTGCTGGAGGTGTGACGGGTGGCACGCCGCACACCTTAGCGAAAAAACAAAGCAGGTGTTACCCTACGAGTCCTTGGTGTCGTTGTAGTCGGGGAAAAAGTAGGTGAAGACCCACCAGCAGGGTAGGTCCAGACCCCAGCTGGCATTTACCATGCGCAGCAGCAGGCAACAAAAAGCCCCGCTCGGCGAGGAGCGGGGCGTGAGGGGAATGGGAACTGACGGGGGGTTATTTCCCGAAATCCCCAGCCTCAATCGATACTTCGGATTTTGGCGGATTAAGCGTGTATGCCGGCACGTGCTTGGCGCCTGCTCCCACCGAGGTGTAGCTGTAGCTGCCATCGGTCCAAAGGATGAGGTCAACATCATCATCATCGGCCACGGTCGTGAGACCACGCACGAAGGCGACGGCATCTACCATGACCGGCGTTTCGGTAGGCACGTTGACCGTTTCATAAGTCGGACCATCCAAGCCGGTGGCGTATTTGATTTTCTTAGTGGGCACATTGACGACCACGATTTTTGATACGGAACAAAGCGCACCATCATCAAGGGATTGGATGACATGCACGCTGAGACGATTGGCGGTGCGCCGGTGTTTTTCGCATTGGGCAAGAAAGTCTTTGTCGTCGTCGCTGAGCTTGAGCCGCGAGATCTGCAAGACGCGACCGCCCGCCAAACGGATTGATACGGTGCCTGCAGTGAAGCCGACGAGCGTGGCCTGCACCTCTCTGCCGGTGGTATCTGTCCAAGTGCGAGCATGAGCAGGTTGGACGGCGAACAGAAATGCCAGCAAGAGAATGAAGAGCAGGGTTGTTTTCATGGCGGAATTATTCACTCAAACGAGCCTTCTCCCAAGCGGCGGCGCGGGCTTCTTGATCCAGACGCTCGACGCGCTCCCTCTCGGTTTCGTAGGCGGGCATCTTTTTGTTTAACCAGACACCGGGCAGAGGTCTTTTTGCGGCGGGCGCGGGTTTGGGAATTTCAGGCAGCAGCAAAACTAGAATCCAGCCGATAGGCCCGATAAAAAACCCGAGCATAAAACCGTGAATCTCTCGATTCTTGGATTTGCCCAGCCAGCGACCAAGGAGACCGCCGAATAGGGCAAAGAATAAAACTGCGACGATGTATTCAGGAGTGAAGATATCCATATTAGGTCCTTTCAGGCTTAGAGTTAGAGAGTGCGCCGATTATTAAACACAGGCGCATCGTTGTGCTTGGATTTCGGATAAAAAAAAGTGTCTGTCTTTCACGTCGTGGCTAAACCTCCAGCCAGCAAACGGAAAAGACAGGATGCCGAGGGGCAATTTGTCTTCTGCTTCGCGGCCGATCTGCTCGCGGAAAATGCGGCGCTGCGGGCGGAGAATGCCATTTTGCGGGAGAAGCTCATAAAAAAAGGCGAGATGCTTATGATGCTTGGGCAGCGGCTGCGCCACCTTGGGACTGCGGATTTTTTAGCGCCTTGATGTTGACCTCGGCCTGGCGACCCAGCTCATCGAGATCGGCCTCGATCTCGGTCATGTTCACATGCCAGCGAGCAGGCACGGAGACATGATTACGCAGCTGCTCCAGCACCCACGCTTGGCGGACAATATTAGAACCAGCAGCAATCAAGAGAAGCCGCATGTGCTCATCGATATCACGCTTGATGTTTTTACCAAGTAAACCAGCGGGTTTAGGTGAACTTCCGTAAGGCGCCGAATCTTCGGCAACGAGGGGTATCCCTTTGAGTGACGTTTCTTTTGTGCGCTCGATCTCAATGAGACGTGCGTCTATTTCATCGGAAATCGGGTAGTGGCCATTCTCTACGCGATTCACGTAAGGACGTGCATAGCCTAATAGTTTGGCAAATTCAGATTGATCGAGGCCGAGTCTGCGCCTGAGCAGCATCATGGATTCTGCGGTGTGCTTAGGCATATAACTTTTTTTCTAAAAACATAACATTTGTGCTTGAACAAGTGTGACGTAACACATGTGATGCCGTCACAAAGCCACCATGACCCCTCGAAAGCAAGCCCCGATTACCCTCAAGAAGAGGATGCTCGATAAAAAAGTAAACGTAACGGATCTAGCCCGCCGTGTAGGCCATGCGCGCACCACCGTCAGCCGAGCAATCAATCACGGCGCCAATGCCGGTGTCCTTAAAAAAGTGAAGGAGGTTCTCGATGTCTGACCCCGCACTCATCGCTGCTCTGGAAGTAGCGTATCGGCACTACGGTGACACGACCACAACCGAAATCGAGCGCGATGCGATTTTGGCCGCCATGTCGGCCCACATGAATCCCCGTGAGGCTCAGATCGCCGCGGCCTCTCTTCACCACCGCTTGGAATCAAGAATTCACCAGCTCCAACTCACCGACCTACTCACTCGCGCCGCTTCATGAGCACGCCCAAGAAACATGTCTCCAAAGCCGAGATGGAAGCCTGGCAGGCCTCCTTGGGTTTCGTGTTTCCCCGCAAGCCGATGCTCCGGCCCGACGAGGTGGCGACCCCGTTTGGCGTGGATCTGCGCACGGTCGCCCGTTTCTTCGATGTCGAGCAGACCCGCGAGGGCGAGATACGCCCGTGGCTCATGGGGCTGGAGCTCAATGCCGGCCGCAAGGGCGAGCGCCTCTCGCGCCGCATCCCCCGCGACAACGCGATCCTGCTGTGGGCCCACTCCGCCAACTACACGCCGGCCGATGTGCTCAACCTGCTCTTCGACGTGCTCGACAAGCGCACCGACACCGAGCTGCTCGCGATCACCCAGCGCGCCAACGAGCTGATCCGCCGCCGCGCCACCGGCTGAAATTTTCACGACCGACCAACACACACGACCATGAAAGACAAATCCTGCACCGTTCTCGACCGCGCCGAGTTCGCGCGGCGTATCCGCAAGCACAAGAACCTCTACATCGCGATCCGTGATTATGACGGCCGCTCCATCACCGGGTTTTTCATCCCCGCCAATCTCGCCGTGACCCAACTGCTCGCCGGGAGCTTCGACGAGCTCACCTGGAGCGATGATGAAGCCGGCCCGGATGTGGCCGGCGATCGCGCCCCTGCCCACATCGTTCTCTCCCGCCAGATCGAGATGCTCACGGGAAAGCTCTCATCCTACGAACATAGCGCGGCGAACGCCTCCACGGAAGCGAACCGTGAATGGAGCCGCAGCCAGGCAGAGAAATACCGCCGCGAGATCAACCTCGCCCGCACCAAGCTCGCTGCCCACCGCGCCCAACCCGTCGCCGCCTGAGCCATGTTTCCCGACACTCCAACGCAAGAGTCCGGCTGCCTCGTGAGGCGGCTGCGCGATCCCCACGCGAAGCCGGGCGATCTGCCCGTGTGGTGGTGCTCGCTTTGGTATGGGCACGGGGTGCTCGCCATCTACTCCCGCGCTTTGGCCGCCGCCGAGGAGCCCACGATCAACGACATCATGCGAGCCCACCAAGCGGCTCCCGACACCTTTGAAAAGCAATATCCCTACGTCTCCAGCACCAACCTTTAACCATGCCTAAAGCCTCTCTCCAAGTCATGCCCTCCAGCCCTTTTGCGGGGCTTCAAATCTCGGCCACCCCCTTCGGCGTGGGGGATAAAAAGGTGGGCGAAAAACTCACCGCGCTCTACCGCGATGCGCAGGACGCCGAGCTGGCGATCCTCCGCTTTGGCGCGGCCTTCTGGGCGGTCGAGCAGGTAGTTCTGGCCACATGTGGCCAGAACTCCGGTCCCGGTGCCTACGGCTTCGCTACATGGCTTGCCGACCACGCGCCCGAGATCAGCCGCACCACTGCCCGCCGCTACCGCGACATCGCGGAGGCGACGGCGGAGCGGTTCAAGATCGCCGACCCGGTGCGGGTGTTTTCCCTGCCGGTGGACCAGCTCGACAAGCAGGACCAGGCGAAGCGGGCCAAGGTGTGCGAGTTCATGGCCGAAAAATCCATGCGCGGCATCCAGCTGGAGCTGGGCCTCGTCTCCCGCATGGGTGCCGCCGCCAAGGGGGGCGACCTGGGCGGGCGCCGCAAGGCCGCCGCCGACATGAGCCCCGCCGAGATCGCCCAGGCGCAGGAGGCCACGCGCGCGGCCAACGAGAAGGAGTGGACCGGCTGGCTCGACATGCTCGAAGCCACCGGTCTGCGGATGCCGCAGTGGAGCTGCCTGCCGCTGCACAAGCTGGAGCGCATGTCGTCGCTCCTGCTCGACGTGCGCCGGCTCGTTGACCAGGCGGTCGCCACGGAGCGCCGCGCAGTGAAGGGAGGCCGCGCATGAGCCTGCTTCTCGAAAACAACCGCCGCCTGTTCTTCGTGCCCGCCGCCGATCGCGAGCTCTTCGACACGCAGATCCCGAAGGCCGCCCGCGCCCGTTGCGAGCTGCTGCTGTGTTGCATGGAGCGCATCCATCTCGCCCGCAACCGCAAGGCCGAGTGCTCCGAAATTGCGCGCCGTCTCACCCACCTGCGCGGCTGCTCGGCCCCGCACCTGAAACGGTTTTACCTGGCGTTCCGCGCCTCGGGCAACGACTGGCGCAAGCTCGTCGCCGCCTACCACCTGCCCGCCGAGGAGCACCAGCGCGGGAATCTCTCGCCGGAGTTCGTGCGCTACTGGCAGGCGCTCGCCGAGGAAAACCAGCGCGCGGCGCGGCCCGCGTATCGCGAGCTGCTGCGCCGCTGGCGCCGGGGCGACGAGATCGCCGGCGTGGGCACGTGGCAGCGGTGGTGGCAGGCCAAGTTCAAGGGCCGCCCGCTGCCCGCCGAGTGCCCCGAGGACCTGCCCACCGGGTGGTCGTATGAAAACCTGCTGGCCAACATGCCCGCGAAGGTGGAGACGACCATCGTGCGCGACGGCCTGTTTGCCGCGCATGCCGGGCTCTCGCAGATCCTGCGCGACCGCAACCAACTGCGCCCGCACGAGCTGCTCACGTTTGACGACGCGCAGCTCGACTTCCGCGTGATGGCCGATGGCGGGGTGCGCAAGCTGCGCGGCGTGTTCTGCCTCGACGTGGGCGACGCCTATCTGCTGAGCCACTACACCAAGCCCGCCCTGGCCAAGGAGGATGGCGGCGAGGAGGGCCTCATGCGCGCCGAGGTGCGGCAGATGCTTTTCTACATCCTGCGCGACTACGGCATCCCGCGCGACTACCCGCTCAATCTCCTGGTCGAGAGCGGCGCGGCCTCCATTTCCAAGGAGGACGCCGCCTGGCTGCACGCGATGAGCGGCGGCCGGATCATCGTGCACCGCACGAGCGTGACGGAGCGCACGGCGTTCCTCGGCGCGTATACCGAGCGTTACGGCCAGCCCTGGCACAAGGGCTGGATCGAGGCGTTCTTCAACCTGCTGCACAACGAGTGCGCGGGGATCGCAGGCCAGTTCGGCCGCAACCAGCTCGAAGGGAAGACGGGCGACTTCGAGAAGCGCAAGGAGGCCGCGCTCGCCCTCTACAAGGCCGCCGAGTGCCTGCCCGCCTTCTACCGCGACCAGCTCGCCACGCCGTTCCCCTCGCTGGGGCGGGCCAACGATTTTCTCATCGATGTGATCAACCGCATCAACCATCGGCAGGACCACCGCCTGCAGGGCTTTGAGCGCGTGTCGCAGTGGCGGCTCACCGATGGCGACCGATGGCGCGACTGGGCCGAGCTGCGCGAACTGCCCGCCGCGGCGCATGACGCGGTGCAGACCCGCGAGGTAATGGAGTCGCCCGCTGCGCGTCACGCCCGCCGCTGGGCCGAGCTGGTGCGCGACCCGCTCTCCGAGCTGTCGCTCATCCCGCTGCTCAACGCCAAGCGCACCGTCACCCTGGCCAAGCCTTTCGAGGTGAAGCTCCAGATCGACGGCAAGGGCCACGTATTCAGAAAAATCGACAAGGCGCTGGCCAAGGAAGGGCTCACGTTCACCGCGCACTTCGACGAGGACCGCGCGGACTGCATCCATCTCTTCGACGAGGCGGGCCGCCATGTGGCGACGCTGCCCCGTGTGGACGGCTTCAATCCGCTCGACCGCGACGCCTACAAGACCGCGATCAAGGCCACCGCCGCCGGCAACCGCGTGCTGCTGGACAACATCCAGCAACGCACCGCCGGGCGCGCCGGCGAGCGCCTCGTCGCCGAGGAGCGCAACCGCGAGGTGCTGGAGACGGCCGCCGCCGACATCGAGGCGGGCCGGATGCAGCTCAACGCCGCCGAACGCGCCTCGCTCTCCATGCAGGCCGGCGCGGCCGAGGTGCGCACCACCCGCGCCGCGTCCAAGACCCGCTCCTCCAAGAAGCAGGCGGCGATGACCAGCAAGTTGGCCGCCCTCGCCCAAAGCGCCCGCGACAACGGCGCTTAAGATCCTCTCCAGACCCTTTTCAGGAACCCAAACACACACACGACCATGGCCACCATCATACCGACCGAATCCCAACTGCGCGACTGGATCACCAGCGGCTGCGAAAACCCGAAAAAGAACATCTACCCCATCGAGGCGATCGACGCCACGATGGCGATCCACAGCTATCTCTACCGCCGGTGCGAGGGAAACATCAACGTGCTCGTCGAGCACGCCCGCCTGAAGGGCTTCAACTACGACTACGGCTTTTTCTACCAGCTGCTCACGGCGCGGTATTTCCGGCCCGACTCGAAGACGGGCAAGCCGCAGGGCTCGTGGAAGAATGTGGTCGAGCTGTGGAAGCAGCTCCAGATCTTCGATATTTTCGCCAAGGCGCTCTCCAAAATCCGCTTCGTCGATACGAGCGTCTACGAGCGCATAAACGACTATGTGCAGTTGAAAAGCACGCCGTTCAACGCCTGCCGCTTCGGCGCGGTCGTGGGCCACACCGGCATGATGAAGACGGAGAGTTTTCTTGAGATCGGCCGGCGCGGAAAGGCGGGGGCGATCTTCCGCATCGAGTCGCCCGCCCAGCCGAAGCTGAACCAGTTTATCCACAAGCTGGCCCACGCCCTCGGCGCGCAGAAGACGTGGACGATCGCGCGCAAGATGGCGCACATCGTGGAGAACGTCGCCGACCGCGTGCTCATCATCGATAACGTGCAGCGGTGTTTTAATCTCCGCAGCGGCTCCAACCAGCCGATCTTCGACTATCTCCAGGAGTTGCAGGAAGACACCGGCTGCACGATCATCATCTGCTGGACGCCGGTGGACAAGGAGTTCGAGGGAGAGTTTACCGGCGGCGCCTACTTTGAACAGTTCGTGGGCCGCATCGGCGGCGAACGTGAAATCCTCCGCCTCGAAGACTACCCTCTGGAGGAGGACATCGAGAAGATCGCCCTGAGCTTCCACCTGCCTGAGGGCGACGTGGAAAAACTCATGCCGCGCCTGCGCCTGCTCGTGCGGGAGAAGGGCCGCATACGCGCGCTCTTCAACGCGCTCCAGCAGGGCGCCCGCCTCGCCACGGCCGACGAGAAGCCCTTCCGCGCCCACCACGTCCTGAGCTACCTCGCGAGCTACGATGAAATGAAAGCCGCCATCTAATCACGACCATGGCCACCAAAACCCAATACGACTGCCAGACGCGCCCCAATGGTCGGGGAGGGTGGGAGATCGCCGAGATCGACGCGCCCGCCGGCATGGGCATCGGCAACTACTCCACGGAGGCCGATGCGTTCGCAATGGCCGCCTACAACTTCGATCGCAAACGCATCAAACGCGGCGACGAGCCGGCGGCCGCACCCAAGCCCGTGATCGCAAAACAACCCTCCCTTGGCAGCCGCCTGGTGCGCCGCGTCAAGGCCCTCACGAAATGAATACCAGCACGCTCACTGCGTTGATCACCCACCACGAGAAGCAGGCGCGCTATTACCGCAATCTCGCCGCCGCTGATCGCGAATGCCGCCGGCACGATGCCGCCGAGGCACGCGACGAACTCGCAGTCACGCACGAGCACTGGGTTTCCTAGCTGCGCACCCTGGGCGCGGCCTTCGCCCAGCTTGTCGAGGTGCGCAAGCGCCCGCTCTTCGCACGCCCCCTCAACCTCGCCCACGCCAGCGGCTGATCCTGCGTCAGCCTACTCGCTACTCACACCTTCTCCCATGAGATACATCGTCGCCCGCAACCTGTCCGGCATTGAGCATCCGTTTCTCGCGGTGGCTCCGATCACACACAAGCAGCTCAAAGCCCAGGCCGAAACCGAAGGCTTTAAAGAGATCTTAAGCGCGGGCTTCGTCCACTTCGGCCCCGCGCTCGGCGTGACAACACATTATCGGAGCGAGGGATTGGGTCTCAAGCCCCGCGCCGAGGATGCGCGCCTGATCGAAATTTTCTACAAGGCGACCCTCAACCTAATCCCTGAATTTCAACCGAAAGCATAACCACCCACGATCATGCCACGCACTTACATCACACCCGAGCAGATCGCCACCGCCCGTGCCCGCGTGCTCAAGGGTGATAGCCAGTCGGCCATCGCCCGCGATCTCGGTGTCTCGCGTGACGCGATGGGTTACCACCTGCGCGGCGGCAAGGCTTACTACAGTGGGAAGCGGCCGTGGGGAACATCCCTCCGTGCCGCCAAGCTCGCTCTGGCCGCCGGCAATCATGCCGAGGCTGCATATCACTTCACGGCCACCGCCAAAATTCTGATCAATCTTTAACCCACCCACGACCATGCCCGCGAAACCAAAAAACAACACCATGCAGCTGCGCTCGCAGCTCTCCCGCGTTCTGGAGGCCATCTCCAGAATCGAATACCCCAGCGATATCGAGCGCGATTTCCGTCTCGGGGTGCTTAAGCGTATTCCGCTGGCCGCCGATCTGCCCGTCGTCTCCGACGAGGATCAGCAGACGCGCGCCTATGACATCCGCGACCTCACCTCGGCCTGCGCCATCGCCCACCCGACGCCCGAGGAGCGTGCCGCGCGCGCCATGATCATCGGCAAGCTCTCGGCGAGTTTCAAGTTGGCCGAACTCCGCAAAACCACCCTCGCAGCCCGATGAGCATCACCGGAGCCAGACTAGTCATTCACCTTGCCGCGCTCGATGCCGCCGGTCTCGTCGCCGAATTGGAGACCGTCGCGCGCCAAATGAAGGCGCATGAATTGGTGGTCGAGATCACGCACAAGGGTTGTTTCCGCATCGTTAAGGAAGGCAACACCGCCCAGGGCATCTTCGCCAACCGGCATGCGATGATCGGCCTCCTGGTCTGCCTCGCCGCCGTGGATCCCGCCGCCGGCCCCAACGCCTTCTGGAAGGAAGTGCTCTCCTGAAAATGAGCGCCGCCCGCCAAAAACACCTCGGCCCGCTGGATTTCAGCGGAGGCCCCAACGCCCCGAAGCCCGGCTCCGGCATGAAGGCGCTGGAGGCGGCGGCGATCTCCAAGCCGGCCGGATCGTTTTACTATCCGCTGTTTGAACACATGAGCCGTGAACATGGCCTGATTTTAACCGACTCCGAACTCGCCGAAATCGTGCGCGTGTCGGAAGCGTTAAGCCGGAACGACGCAGGTGGGCCATGCGGCCCGCAGGCCGCGCCCGTTGGCACCCCTCGCGAACACCCCTGAGCAGCATACGCATTGGCACTAGCGCATGGTTCTCCTCCGTAAATTTATGTCCTCGAAAACTATCAAACTCACCGAAGTCCGAAGAGAGAAAATCGACTTCCGCAAGATCGCCGAAGAATCCGGCGCACGTCTCGGGAACCTGTGCCACTCGCCCGCTTTCGGCTGGGGCGTCCGCACGCAGGACGGATACCCGGCTGACTTCTGCTCGATCACGCCTCCGCCGTTCCAACAAATAAGATGACCAACGACCCTGAGATGACGGCCACGTCGGAGCCCGTCGCGCTCGAATGCCCTGCACCGATCGCGGCAGGACAGACAGGGTCGTTGGGTCTGGCGCCTGGTTCAGCGTCCGTTCACTTTTCGAGCGCCTCTGACGACTGGCCAACCCCTCAAGACTTCTTCGACAAGTGCAATGCGGAGTTCGGGCCGTTCGACCTCGACGTGGCCGCCGCGCCGGACAACGCCAAGTGCGCGAAATACTTCACGTCGTGGGATGACGGCCTCGCCCGTGAATGGTGCGGGCGCGTGTGGATGAACCCGCCGTATGGTCGCACAATCGGCGACTGGATGCGGAAAGCCTACGAATCCGCGCAAGCCGGCGCGCTCGTGGTGTGCCTCGTGCCAGCGCGGACAGACACGGCGTGGTGGCACGACTACGCGATCAAAGGACATATCCGATTCATTCGCGGGCGGCTAAAATTTGGGGGGCACGAAAACTCAGCGCCGTTCCCCTCGGCCCTCGTGGTCTTCTCTCCGCTGAACGCGGAGATCAGACACGCGAACCCGAATACCAATTCCGCCCCGAGCGGACAATGACCATGAAAAAACCTGAACCTGTGAGCGTTGTTTCTGTGGCGACTGGTTCTCTGGCTCGTGAGCCGCTGACCGAAAAACAAGCCGACAACCTGCTGGCTCTGCTCGGAAACGCCAAGAGGCTGGAAAAGCTCAGCGCGGCGGAACTCGTGAGCGAATGTCTCGAGACTCCCGCCGCTGACTACCAAGTCGTGACAGAGCTCATGAACCGCGTCCTGCCGGGGTGGGCTGACATACTCGGGGATGACGAGCCAGAGAACGCTTCGGATCAGAGACCCCGCCCATGAAGACTCTCAATTGTAAGCAAGACGCGAAGGCGGGGTTCTCTGCATCCGATTGTTCGCCCACGTTCGTCTGGACGCTCATCGCTGGCTACGAGCCGATGGAGGAATGCCATACCGATGGCGGCATGAAAGTCGGCTGGGTCAACCCGGATGCGCTCACCAAGATGACGCCTCGGAACAAATGGGGAACGCGCGCGGACTGGCCCGGCGAGTGGGAGGGCGTGCCGCATGTCAACGACGCAGAAGGCCAGCCGCTCGATTGGGAATTGTCGCGCGTCTGTGAAAGCTACGAAGCCGCGAAGTCGCACGTTCAGCGCAGTTGGGCGAACAACTCGGGTCAGAAATGACCCTCTACTAATCAACCGAATCACCAGCGGGCACAGCAGGGTCATTTTCTGTAGTCGCTGGTTAGCCTCCGTAAAACGAATACTATGGACCTAGAAACACGATACATCGTAGTGAAAATCAAGGACGCGAACCGCTTCCTTTCGACTGCCGAGCGAGACATGCTAGAGCGGCTCCATGCCAAGGCCGCTCTGGGTAGAATAGACGCAGGCCAAAAGATGCTAGACTGCATCGTGGTAGAGAAAGACTGGCCGGAATACGCGCCGACACTCGCCGCTATCTCAGCCCGCGTGGACGCCCTCGGGAATAAGCCACACCATGCATGTGACGAATCGTGCATCTATCACTGCACGGAAGCCGGACAGCATCCGCCTGATTGTTTGGCTAACAAGCAGTAGGCCCACGGAGGTTCTCTATCACTTATGCCCTGGCTCGCTGACAAAATCTCGGATGCTTGTGCGGTGAAGAACTTTTCACCGCGCACGGTGGAATGCTACACGTCGTGGGCTCGGGTATTTTTTCGGTTCTGCAAGCAGCGTGACCCCCGCTCCTGGACGGCTGATGACGTTAAGGGATTCCTCACTTGGATGGCTACGACGAGTCCTTCCTATTCGGCCAAATCCCAAAAGCAGGCTAAGAACGCCATCGTCTTCGTCACCCGTCACGCGCTGGGAGTGGACATTGGCGATTTCTCTTCGTTCCAGCGGGCGCCGGAGTTCCGCCGACCTCCCACGGTGTTATCTCGCACTGAGGTGCTCGCACTCCTCGAAAAAATCCCTAACAAATGGCGGCTTCCGATTGAGCTGCTTTATCGGTGCGGCCTTCGGCTGAATGAAATGTGCCGGCTGCGGGTGCAGGACTTGGATATCTCTTGCAGGCGGGTGATCGTCATTGATGGAAAGGGCAAAAAACACCGTGAGGTGCCGTTGCCAGAATGCCTGGTCGAAATGGCTGAGCGCCGTATCCGTTGGCGCAAGGGCCTGCACGAGGCCGATCTTGCCCAGGACGCGGGGATCGCTCCGATGCCTGATCGCCTCGGGGTCAAGCTGCCCAGCGCCTGTCGTGAGATCGGCTGGCAGTTCGTTTTCCCCTCCACCTGCATCCGTGATGGGGCGCGGTGGTGGACGAGCGATACCCAGATTCAGGAGATGGTGAAGAAAGCAGCCAAGGAGGCCGGCATCCTCAAGCGCGTCACGCCCCACACTCTGCGCCACTGCTACGCCACCCACCTGCTGGAGGCTGGCGCCAATATCCGCGACGTCCAGGAGCTGCTCGGTCACGCCGACGTCTCGACGACGATGATCTATACCCATGTGCGCGCCCAATCGACGCGGGGATTTGTTAATTTACTGGCCTCATGACGCCCGCCGCCCGCAGTCACTATTTCATCGAGCTCTGGCCAGCCGCCGCGCTCGCCAACGAGTGGAACGTCAAGGACGACGCCCGGCGGCGCGCCGTCACCCTCGCTTGCATGGCGGCCATCAAGGGCCCCGAGACCGATTCCGTCTCCAAGATGGGTGAGGACGAGATCACGGCGCTGTTTACCTACCTCCGCCACCTCGCAGATCCCGCGAGCCTGGACAAATCCGCCCGCTGGGTGAGCTGCCAAGAGGACTACAAGACCTTCGCGCGCGCGAAGCAGGCCGATTTCCACGAGCGCAGCCTCTACGGGAAGGGCAAAAACAAGCTCGATAAGAACCGTTTCAAGGGCGAGACGAGCGCCGCCGGCGGCCCGCTCGACACCCTCGACGCCGAGGAGGTGCGCAAACGCCACCTCACGATGGCCAGCCGCAACCAGGCGCGCCTGCGGAAAGAGAAAAAAGACCGGCGTGCGGCTACCAAGGAGCCGGCGATCGACTTCGACGCCGCGCCGGCCGGCACCGCGATGCCTGCACCGGCTGCTCCCATGCCCGCGCACCGCAAAACCGCCGATATCGAGGTGCCGTTCTGATGGAATCCGTGGGCAAACTTCTCTCCAGTGTCGGGATCGCCGCGACGGGCGGGCACGGGGTGAGTTTGCCGCCGGAGGTGCAGCGTTTCAAAGTGACGCTCGCCCGCTTTGCCTTTTACGAAGTCGAGGTGCTTGCCGAGACCGCGACGGCCGCGATGGCGATGGCGGAGCAAAGCCCGCCGGTGAAGCCGAAGTTGAAATTCTACACCGGGCACTCGGCGACTTATGCGGAGGTGTTTCAACCGTGGGATGGGAAGTGGGCGAAGGTGCCGCGCGCATGAAATCCGACCCCTTCACTGACGAGTTGGGCTTGAAAATGGCCGCCCCAGAGGTGAGCGAGTCGGAGATTCAGTCGTTGGCGACGTGGTTGGAGGGTAAGGAATGGTGCACCGCCCGGCAGATCGAGGAGGCTCTGGGTCTCGATGAGCGAAAGGTGCGTGCGATCGCAGAGCACAGTGACGGCCTCATCCTGAGCGGGCCCGGTTGCCCTGGCTATCGGCTCTTCGATGGGGCGACCCGGATCGGTGACGCCGATCGGGCGGCGCATCCATCGTTTCGCAAGGTGACCTATGGATGTACTTGGCTCTTTTCTCGATTCGCGTCGCGGTAGCGACAAAGGCCGGCCGGCGTCCGAAGACTGGATGCTCACCGTGCTGGCCCCCGAGGAGCGGTTGATCAAGTTCGACGCCTGGACCAAGCACCAGCTGGCTACCCGTCTCAAATGGCCGGCCGATGAACGCCGGCGGGTGAAGCTGCAGGGCCAATGCCGCGCCCGGCTGGAGAGGATCACCCTCGATCTGTGGCGCCGTGGTTGGCTTTTGGACGGCAAACGACTCTCCGCTCATATCATTGCCGCGCTCGATGACATCGCGGCCGCACAAGGGCAGGGAAGGGTGAAGGAGTTCTGGCCGTTCTTCTGCCGCGTCGTGGACACCTACGTCGGCATCAACTCCGAGACGATCCAAGCAGAGGCGCGGTCGCTGGCCGGCGCCCAACCTGCCGGCGACGTGATGAAGCGGGCGCTCGGTTCAATCCTGAAGCCCGTCCCCACTATTCCCGACCTAGTCGCCGAGCGCCGGTCCGAGATCAACCAAGAGCGCGAGGAAAAGCTGCGCTCCAGACTTTCTAAAGCCCGACTTAAGGAATCTTCAAACGACGGTCAGAAAACCCTCTTTTAAAATCCGCGAGGCTTAATCCTCCGCCAATCTGCCGGCTTTTTCCGGCTTTCTTGTCCGAGGAGGAGCAAACCGAAATCCAAGCCGTCCCGGCACCCGCGCGGCGGCTTTTCTCCTCTGTAGTTCAGGGTTTCTCAGGGTAGATAAGGCTTTTTCAGGCGAGGCTTAATCCTCCCTCCCTCTCTCAATGAACGGATCGGTTTGGCATCAGCCAAATGTGAATAAGTTTTTGGCTGAAATCTGTTATTTGAGACGGAGTTGTCTTGACTGAAGTGGGTTAAAATGGGTTGAAATGGGGCGTTCT